GCACCGTGATTGTTGAAAAAATAAAAGAAGCTAAGGCTCCAGAAAAAAAAGAAACTAAAAAAAGAAGTGGGTATTGGTAATTATTTAATTTTAATTATTATATTTGCGTATTATTATAACGTTCTCGCGCTACAAGCAGTTTGGGACTAAATTAAGCCCATTCTTCGGATTTGCCAAATCTTCCAAATACAAAACCAATTTCAAATTAAGCCAAATGCCCAAATTGCTTGTAACGTGTGTTACAGGATGTTGTTATTCTTTGGTGTTGTTGCGTCAAATATTTTATGAAATGGGTCGTAAAAAAGTATATAAATAACATTTGCATTTCCGATAAAACCAAAAACTCTAGGTGCTCTATTTGATTTTTTATTTGTGTAAAGTATTATTTCTATAAAAGTTGGTATTTGTTCAGCTTTAAATCCGCTAACGTCATAAATATTCTTTAAAGTTTCTTTTAGATTTTTGTTTAATGATACAACTTTAAAGTTGAAAGTATCTTTACTTATAGTATTAAATTTTGTAGAACAAATGGCTTTTACTTTTTCAAAATAGATTTGATAATCAGTACGGTTGTCGTGAAATTCGCTATGTTTTTGGTAAAACTCTTCACTTAAAAATGAATATTCGGAGTCGTCATTTAATAAATAATCGTAAGAAATAAAAAGAGATGATTTTTCTATTATAGGGAATATTTCATCTCCGTGCTTAACTTTTAAATCTATTTCATCAAATTCAGTTAAGTCTTTAATTTGTTGTTGTAGTTCGTTAAGCATTATTTTTTTCAGCTATTCTTCTATTGTAGTAATCAAATACTATATCTGCTGATATTTTATTTTCAGACCTTTCAATTGGTGACAATCCTTTTCTTGCTTCGTTCCACGGTTCTTCACTATGCGTCATTAAAACAAGTCTTTCATCGCTCATAACGCCGTAAGCATTTAACACTGAAAACAACAAACCCTGTTTTTCTTCGCTTAAATTCAAATTTTGTAAACTGCTTTCCACTTCTTTAGATAATTCCTCTTCGTTTAAAGTGTTAGGAAAATTTTCATTTCTGAAAAAACTTGCTTTATATTTATCATATATAGGTCTATATACGGGACCGTTTACCCAAGCTTCTGGCATAGTTTCAAATAGAATATCTTTTTCAAACTTTGTAATATGCCAAGATTGAATGTAATAAAGAAGTTTTTGTAACTTTAAAGGATTCACACTTACTCCCATATTTTGACAATATAGTATAACAAAGTCTGACATTCTGTTTAGTAAAGTTTCCATTTGATTATTAAGTTTTCGCAAAGTTACTAAAAATAAGACAATTAACAAAACTGATATAATTACGTATTCCATTCTGTTTTTAGTTTTTTCAACGCACAGATTGGTTTACAATATCCTGTAACTACTTTATTGTCGCTACTCACCACAAAAAAACCATTGAAAATGCTACAAAAAAACCTTGACAACAATTATTTTATTGAGTATTCAAATTACTTCGAATTTGAAAACAGAATATTTTCATTTCGAAAAAAAGAGTTATTTGATATAACCACCACACCAAAACATATTGATTTGAAAAATAACAACAATTGTTTTGGTTATTGGATAAATCGAAAATGGTTGAGCCTATCCAAAATAAAAGAACTCGTAAAAATAGAAAATAAAACAATTGATGTTTCAGAACTACAATGGTACGATCAAATAAAATTAGACTATGTATTTTAAAATAAAAACCTTGGTATTAATTTATCAAGGTTTTTTATTATATTTACAAAAATTTTCGTTATGGCTTGCACTCAATATACATTAACACAGTATCAGGTAATTTCAGACGCTATCGCCACGGGTGCGTTAACCGTGCATTATGGCGATAAAACTGTTACGTATCGCTCACTTGATGAAATGATACGTATTCAAATTTTAATGAAAAATTGTTTATTTCCGGAACAAAACACGAATAACGGACGAAAATTTGCCAGTTTTTCGAAAGGAACCAATAGATGCCGATAATCGATTAAATAAAAAATATGAACCTATTAGACAAGACAATATCGGCATTTAGCCCAGAATTAGGAGCGAAGAGGGCTAAATTTAGAGCAGTTGAGAAAACTATCCAGAATAGCATAAGAGCGTACGAAGGAGCTACAAAAAGCCGTAGAGGTGATGGATGGACAGCTTATAACACATCGGAAAATGCAAACAGCGACATTCAAAAATCGTTGAAAACTTTGCGGGATCGCTCCGTGGACGGTTATAAAAATAACGCTTCTATTTTCAAGGCAATTAGAACCATTCAAAATAATGTTATAGGCACGGGAATTATGCCAACCCCTGTTTCAGTTTCTGGAGAATCAAAATTATCAAAAAATGAAATTCAGAAAATAAAAGACGAATGGAAAGCTTGGGCAGAATCAGTAGAATGTGATTTTGACGGGTTTTTCACGCAATATGGTCTGCAATCTTTAATTATGCGAAACGTGGCGATGCAGGGAGAAATTTTTATTTTGAAGCGTCGTGATTCTTCTACTCGACACCCTATAAAATTGCAGGTATTGGCACCTCACATGGTTGACCATACCAAAAATTCATATATGATTACCGAGCGTGAAGGTAACTACGTTGTGCAGGGTGTTGACTTCAACAACGGAAAAATAACCGATGCCTTCAATTGTGACGTGTTCCAAATTTCCTGTGTCAACTCTCGTTTTTAGATTTTCAAAGAAACCAACTCGATATTCCATAAATGGTTCATCTGGATTCCAACTGTCAATTCCTGAAAGTTCCTGCTTTTCGGACGGGTCTTTGAAACCAACTCCGGCAGTAGATAAAATTGACTCACTTAACCACGTGGCATTGTACCCCATAACGTCAGTTACAACGTCGAACGCCTGTTTTTTAAGTGAGTCAAAAATATTCATCTATCGTGCTAAGAGAACATTTACAGTTGCATCACCTGTCAAGGCGGCAGCGTGGGCGTAACCCAAGAAAACGTTTGTTGATACTGTCGAAGTAGCAACTCCAGCAGCAATGTACACTTTTGCGCCTTGAGCAAAAACCGAAGCATCTTTAGCAACAGCGTGAACACCGTCTAAATTTACCACCACGGTATCGCCAGAAACGTAATTTCCAGCAGAAACTCCAGCAGTTGCGCCAACGGTTACAATTGAACCTGAGGCAACATCGCCACCAGCTACAACTTCGATTGTGCATCCTTTTTGAATGTAATTTTTCATTTTATATCTTTTAAAATTAATTATTTTTTTTTAAAATTAGGGCGATAATTAAACCGCCCTAACTATAATGCTATGCTGGTGCTGCACCAGCATTTTTGTACATTCCACGGAAATCAATTGCTTTAGTTCCGAAAACCATTCTGGCTTTGATTTGCAAAGCATCAACGTCGAAGCCTTCTTTTTGTTCGATGAACAATTCTTCTTCGCCGTCCAAGAAAGCATATTCCACAGTGTCAATCATTGCAGGGTCAGCAACCAAGAACCAAGCGTAATCTGTGATACGTGGCTCAACAATCAATTGTAAACCAGTCAATGCAGCTACTGAAATATCGCTCTGTTTGGCAGGCGTATAATTAGTAGAAGTCAATTTTCTGGCGATCAATTCATTTTTCGGGCCAACAATCAAAAATTTAGGAGCCAAATTCAAGAAGTCGCCTTCGATTGATTTTTGAGTTCTAAAAAGTTGATAAGCAACATCCAAAGACGCTTCGCTCAACGCTGTACCTGTTGAGGTATAGTTTTTGTGAGTAGCAACATTCCACAAAGCGATTGTGTCGCCCATTGTTGGATTTCCTGTCAAGATTGCATAAACCAAGTCAGATTGTTTTTGAGCGGCTTTCATTGCGAATGCTTGAGGAATTCTGGTGAATGCGCTCAAATCATCGTTAATAATGGCCTCCCAAGAGATACCCACAATTTTACCGAATTTGGCAAGTTTGTATTTTTCTGAGGCTTCGGACAAAGTACCGGCTTTGTATTCTCCCAATTCCTGAACTTCGTCAAAATTACCAATCAATCCAGACAACTGAACTCTTGTAATTTCTCTAAAATCCGGCATTGTAGAACGTCTTGCCCAAGCTTCGAATGTACGCGGGTACAACGCATATTGCGCTCTCAATGTTCTGGTAAAAGAATCTACCAACAACAATGGGAAATCACTTGTGTGGTGTGCTCCACGAACTTTTGCCCCCAAAGCACCTTTTGCAATTTCTCTGGAAGATAAACCACGAACAGAAACGCCTGAACGTGTCAATGATTCCTCGGCAAGTCTCAATAAAGACATTCCTCTGAACTCTTGTGCAGCTCTCACGTTTTCTTCACCCATAACGCTTGCAGCGTTTGGTGTAATTCTCAACACAAGTGCGTTGGTCATTGCTGAACGTGTTTTGTCTGCATCATCCTGCACTTGTTGTACAGATTGATTTGGATTTACAGGTTGCAATTTTTCCCACTCAACCAATGCACGCTGTCCAGCAGTTGCAAGGTCTATGTTTTCTTCGATTAAAGCATCAGCAACTGATTGCGGCAAGCCTAACGCTCGGCAATGTGCTGAAATACCTTTAATTCTAGCACGCTCTTCAGTTGCAGCTGCTGAACGTGTTGCCGTTTCCTTGGCTTTGTTAGCCAATTCCAAAGCAGCTTTTTCCTCTTCAGTCATTTCTATTGTATTTAGATTAATATTATTTTCTTGTGGAATTTCCTCTGTAGTTTCTTCAACAACCGGAATTTCTTCACTTATAGTAACATCGTTAGTGTCGTTTTCTGAACGAACACGGCTATTTTTGTCGGCCTGCACAGGAACGAATGAAATCTCGGTAGCTTCCCATTTGGTGGCTCTATACTGTGGACGCTTTCCCTCGGTTCTGGTTACTTGATATTCAAAAACATTATACCCAACAGACACCCCTGTTACAATCTTGTCACGAACCTTGTTCATCAAATTAGTATCGTCTTCCGAATTTCCAAAACGAATTTTTGCAACTCCAACGCCGTTTTCGAAACGGGCATCTGAAACGACACCCACAACGTTTTCGGCTGTACTGCCATATCGGTTGTGATTATCCAAGGCTGGTGCGCCAGAATTCAAACGGGATAAATCTCC